TAGAAAATACAAGAGTTTACAATAACGGTAGAAATACATTAGAACAAATAAAAAATCAAGGCAATAGCATTCACATACCTAGATTAGGTGCTACTCCATATAACTATTTGGAAAAGTTCTATTCTGATATCGTAGGATCACAAAACTTAAACGACGATAGTTCTACGAACAGACTATTAATACTTCAGAAGATGAAGATGACCTCTTCTCCTGATGTAGTTATAGATTCTGTTAATAACAATTTGGTTAATAAATTGGGCATATCTTACAATAAAAATATGATATTCCAATACTTAGGAGGACCAGGATCTACATACGGAATTGGATCTACTATCATAAAAAGAACGGAAGATACCACTGTAACAAAATTAGGATCTTCGTACACACTAAGTTACGATAAACTACTAAACAAAACAGGAACTCCAGGAAGAACTGATAACATATCCGATTTTAGATTGGACGTAGTAGATCCTAGCAGTGTTAAAGGCAAACCTTGGGATTACGCAAAAGACAGTTTAGATTATAAGTTTTACGTAAAAGCAGGGGAGTATAAGGATAAGATGAACAAATTAATGCCGTATATCTTTAACAGTTCTGAAACTCCATGGTCGTTACCAATTATAGATGAAGCTAATAAAGACATAATTAAATTTGTTTTTGAGTGTGTAAGTAATGATAATCCTGAAGATTCGGTAGCCATATTTTTTAGGGCTTTTTTAACTGCAGGATTGACTGATAATCATAACGCTGAATTGAACGCTTTCAAATATATGGGTAGAGGAGAAACTTTTTACACTTATCAAGGTTTTAATAGAAGTACTAGTTTTTCTTTTAGAATAGCAGCAGGATCAGCAGAAGAATTAGTACCGCTTTACTCTAAATTAAATAGGTTAATATCTCAAGTATATCCTGATTATTCTAAAAATGGTGTAATGAGAGCACCATTAGTAAAAATAACAGTTGGCGATTACTTATATAGAATGCCTGGATTTATAGAAAGCATTAACGTTACTGTGGATAATGGAGCGACTTGGGAAATAGAAGAAGGACAACAATTACCGCAATATTTAGATGTCGCAGTTAGCTTTAAACCTATATTTAAAGACCTGCCTAGAAGATCAACGGAAAGCGATCAAATGGCGATATTTACAAATCCAGATCTGAGTTCTTTAGATACTAGTATAATAAGAAGAAACAGCGCGCAAGAAAATATTGCCGCATCAAATGCCGCGTTAGAAAGAGAGGCACTAAATACTTCTACTTTCTCTTTGAGAACAGGCGATTTAACACAATTTCAATAAAAATATAAATGAATAATAGGTATCAAAATATATCGATTACAAAATACAATCAAATGGGTAGCCAATACTACGTTAACAATTTGTATCCAGATGTTGTTTTATCAGAGAGCGATAACTACGTAATAACAACTTCAGGAGACAGACTAGATAATCTAGCATTTGATTTTTACGGAGATCCTAATCTTTGGTGGGTAATAGCATCAGCAAATTCATTGCCAGGAGATTCTTTAGTTCCTACTCCTGGAACTCAATTAAGAATTCCTGTTTCTATAGTAGATATATTGAATAGATATAAAGAAATAAACAGTATTAGATAAAGTTATGGGTAATCAATTTCAATTTAGAACGTCAAATGCATTAGGAAGTCCCATATACCAATATGTAATTGATCAACTTACAGAGAGATCTGCAAAAAATTCTTTAGATAAAAGAGACGATTCTAATTTAGTATACTTAGCTAACAAATCTGCTTGGTTTAGAGCAGTATCTTCTATACAAGTTAGTGGAGATTTGTTCAACTATTTTAAGTCTTTATATAATATAGGAGACGAAAATGATCTTGCAAAAAAATTCATACTATTTGCAGGCACATCTGCGTATCAAAGCAACGAAGGCAATTCACCTTTTTATAATCTGGCTCCAAATGCGTACGAGAATTTTATAAAAAAAGATGCAAATCAAACAAATTACGACGAAGTAAAAGAATATGGTTACAGACCATTTCCAGGTATTACCTCCGTACAAATACAAACGCAAGGTAAATTAGGATCTATACGAGCAGCGACTATAAATTTTAAAGTTTGGGATAAGCAACAATTGGACGTAATTGATGCATTATATTTTAAATTAGGATACACAGTATTTTTAGAATGGGGAAATACGTTCTATTACAAATACGGACAGAATTCGACAAATAAATCTGAGGATTTATCAATGGATCCATTTAGTGCAGACATAAACACTAAAGAAGAAGTAAATTTACAAATTGCTAAAAGAGTAAGAGAATCTGAGGGAAATTACGATGCAATGTTGGGAATGATTACCAATTTTAATTTTTCATTTAATCAAGAAGGAGGATACGACTGTAGCATAAACGTACAAGGTCTAGGATTTTTAGGAGACGGATTAAAAATAAATCACCCTTCAAAATTGCCTAATCTATATATAAAGGAAATAAAAAAATTTATAATAGATCAAAATCAACAAAAAATTGATGATAGAAATGCTTTGATCGCGCAAAGATTGAAGGCAGATACTGTAGATTTACAAAACAGGATAGATGATCAAAAGAAAATACTAAATTCTAGTATATTTGATAATTTAACGAATCTATTGATTAACGCTAAACAAGTCTCATTTGAAGGAAATGACGACATAGTGATACGTCAAACATCTGATCAACAACAGAGAATAATAATAAATAAAGACTTTGCGCAATTAGCTGATAAGAATATAGTATTAGCTAGGGTAAGTAATTATGAAAAAAAGAATACTATACTTTCATCTAATAATAAAGCTGTTGGTATTTCTATTTCTAGTGACAAAGACATAGTTTATTTATATACAAATTCTCAAGGGAAAGATTTAAAAAAATATTTAGATGGATCACAAGCTGATAAAATAAAAGTTACTTTAGATTATTCTTACCTATTTAAAATTTCAAATAAAAAAATAGATGATTGGAATAATTCGCTAAAACAAAAAAGCGCAAATTCTAGTAATTTATACACTCCCGTAACCAATGTATTTGACTACGTATTAGATAAAAACGGTCCTTTAACATACATACCCAAAGATCAAGTTAGCGCGTATCAACTATCTTATTCGCCTTTAACCAAAGGATCCTCAGTATACTTACAAGGATCCGATTTAACTTTTACTTTAAAAAGCGTAAACTATACAAATTACAATTTTTTAGCTGAAGCGCTAACGAATGAAGGTGGAACTCAACAAGAAGCTAAAATAATTTTAACTTTAGATAAGAATCCGGCTATAGAATTAACTATAACTGATATGTCTTTAATAAAAGATATAGAGTATTTGCCTGGATTTAATAGTGATCTAATTTCTCCTGTACAAAAAGAAATAGATAAACTAAATCAAAAAATTGCAGAGAGACAAAAACAAATAGAAAGCGAAATAATTAATCAAGAACCAATTGATTCTGCGGATTTAGATTATTTAAGTACTCAAGCAAAAGACGCAACTAACTATGAATCTGCTTTAGAAATAATGTTAAAGTCTATAGAAATTAGAGCTTTAAGTCAAGCTAAAAAAATAGACCAAGTAAAAAGTCCTATTACAGTAGATTTAACGAAAATAGATAAAGACTATACAAAAGGTTTTTATATCGACTTATTTAGCGAGGGTATTTTTAAAGACATCATACAAAAATTAGTTTCCGATCAAAGCACACCCGTAGAAGATACCACGTATTCAGGAATAATGAATAAGGCCGATAGATTTCTTGCTCAATCAAAATATGGATTTAACTATAATCTTATGGCAGGCGCGCCTCCTTCCAGAATAGATTTAGTTAATTTTAAAGAATTATTAAAAGCCTACGTACTACCTTACGAAATAAATTCAGAAGTAGAAAAGGGAATTAAAGCGCAGCATCCAGTATACATTCAGTTTGGTCTTTTACTAATGATGTTGAATCACATATGTTTACTTTACGATGCTGAAAATATAAACGGTACGCCAACTCCTATGGTATATCTAGATTTTAATCCTAACACTAATTTTTGTTTAAGTAATACTAAACAATTTTCTACCGATATAACTAAATTCTTAATACCTTTTCAAGGAGCCAATTCAGATTATTTTGACCTATTCGATCCTGAAATTTTGGAAAAAGGCAAAGATGGAAAAAGAACCGCAAAAATAGTAGGAAAAGACTATACCGTTTTTCGACCCGACAATAAAGAGGATTTTATTATAGGTAAAATTCCTTATTTTAGGTATGCGTTAACAACAGACTCAAAAGCTACAGCTTACAGAGGCGCAATAATGAATGTTTTAGTAAACGTTAATTACGCAGCTGATATAGTTAAAAGATTTAGTCGCGCTGATGGAACTAACGCGGTATACTTAAAACAACTCGTAGAAACTATTTTATCCGACATGAATAAGTCTCTAGGAAATTTTAACATGTTTAGATTATCTTATAGAGATGAATCAAATTGTTTCGTTATAGTCGACGATCAACAATGCCCAGTCGCAGAAAACGAAGAACAACTATACTCTTCTTCAAATACTTCTCGAATACCGGTATTTGGTAAAAACTCCATAGCGAGATCTATGGAATTAAGAACAGAAATAGGCAGTAAACTTGGAAACCTAATAGCCATATCAGCTAATTCAAGTGTAAAAAAACAAGTATCTATGTCTACAGACGCAAGTTCTTTTGGTTTTATTAACACCGATTTTAAAGACAGATTCGTAAAAGCTAGTTTAGATATTGACCAACTAAATAAAGACGCTAAGAGAGAAAATAATCAAGCTCAAATTGAATCAGCCATAAAATTCGATGCGCACGTAAAATCTATATATTCTTACTATAATAGTTTTTCTACCAACGCAGTAGGAGCTGCAACAAACTACTATATTCAAAAAATGAGTATTATTAAAAATAGCGAACCAGGTTCCGTGGCATCTGCAATGATCCCAGTTTCTTTAAATTTATCTCTAGACGGAATATCAGGAATTGAAATGACTCAAATGTTTACTATAGACGATAGATTTTTACCTATAAACTATATGAAATCAATGAACGGTAGTCCATTTACATCCGTAGGTTTTGCGGTAGTTGGCCTAAATCAAACTATAGAAAATAATCAATGGATAACTTCTATAAGAACGCAGATGAATTATTTAAAAAGCGGTCCCAACGATTATAAGAGTGTACTAAAAGAAAGACAAGCCGCTTCTGAAGCAAAAATGGACTTACTCAATGGTAATTCTGAATCTGACGATGCTATAGTATCTCCGATTCCTAACACGTATCCGGTTACAAATAGTTCGCTATACGGTAATATACTTTTTGGAAGCGGATATCTAGGCAATCCTAAAAATGATAATATAAACCCTGATTTATTAAAAGATGTAAACGACGCGGCAAAAAAAGCCGGTGTAGTAGTTACTATTACTACTGCTATTACCGGACACGAACCAACGCCAAGACACTCAACGGGGAACGCTGTAGATATCGCTATAATAAATGGACAAGCAGTTAGTCCTTCTAATAAAGCAGACGCGGTTAAATTCGTAGAGCAATTAGTTTTACTTGGGTACGTAAAAAATGTAGAAAGCGGTAATAGTAGAGCCGTATTAACCTTTGGATATGCAAATCACGATAACCACGTTCACGTATCATATAGACCACAAGTATAACTATGATTAGATATTACCCATCTTTTGCAGTAAAGAATAACTTAAGAACAACTGGCAACGAATACACCCTTAATGGAAAACCCTATATCGGAGCTTTCTATCAAGCTTATAATGGAGACGCGTATACTGGACCAAATCCCATAAATGGTAAAAATCAACTTCTTAAGCCAATAAAATACTACAATAATAGTCCATTTTTAACTACTCAAAAATTAACAGAGACAGTTAGACAAAACTTTGCTCAGAATACTTTTGCTTTAACTAATGCTTTCAATAATACTGAACCCACTCCATACTATCCGCAACCTTTAGATACCGATTATCAGAAAGGCTATATCATAAGATACTTTGCTAAAAAAATAAATAGTAAAGGATACGTGATAGAGGTATCTCCACAAGAATACACTTCATTTATTAATGGTACAGTGCAGTACGATGTGTCTTTTTATCAAATGATAGAAATACTTTGGAAGATTTCAGGTCCTTTAAATACCGTTAGACTTTCACAATACGATATCAGAGAGGGAATAATACAAGTCAATAAAAGACTAACGTTATCCGCAGAGCCAAACTTTATCGGCATAACAGATTTCATTGGTGGTGATTACACTAAGTTTGCAAAACCCACTGTATAGATTAATTTAATACAATCAATTGGATTGGTTATATTTAGTTCAAATTAAAGGTTATGTATTTCATTGTAGAAAGTTTGTCGCAATTCGGCAACCTTAATATTAAAGACGAGTGTTTCGTACAACTTATAGCAGGCAACGATAGAGTTCACCCGAAGTTGACGTACCCAAGTTTGTTATACTACCACAATGGAGAAAAAGGCTACATATTCCCTTTCAAACACTCAGAAAGCTTTTACTTGGATTTTAAAATGGTTCAAGAGTTTTTAAAGCTCCACAAGAAAGTATACCTATTAGACAAGAAATTTCACTCTTACTTCTTGGATCTACCGAATGCCATAGATCTACACTTCGTTAATTTGGATCAAACAAACGAATTTAATCAGTTCGATTGCGATACCAATTTACACCATGATTTTTACTCTCGTTATGGGCACCTTCCCATCACAAACGAATTAATACCAATATCGAAGCACTACGAAAGATGCCAGTGCTTGTACGATTACGTTAAAGGCTACTTCGATTTAGAAACTGATATAAAAACTCAAGAGGACTTCATAAACGCGTACAAATCAGTCGAGGAGAATCCAATAAAGGTAGATGTAAACTGCTTGGCAGACAAGTACCAGATTCACGATCAGAGCTATTCTATTAAAGAGGACAAGATGTACTCTTGTTACAATTTATATAATCTAACCGGAAGACCCACAAACTCTTTTAACGGCATTAACTTTCTAGCCATTCCCAAAGAAAACGATTTCAGAAGTTGCTTTTTACCGTCAAACGACTTTCTTGTTGAATTCGACTTCGATGCGTACCACTTGAGGCTAATAGCTAAACTCATAAATTTTGAATGTCCACAAGAGTCTTTTCACGAATATCTTGGTAAAAGCTATTTCAACAAAGAGGAGCTTACAGAAGAAGAGCTTACAGAAGAGGAATACAAAGAGTCCAAAACCATTACGTTCAAACAGCTTTACGGTGGAGTTGATAAAAAGTACAAACACATAGACTTCTTTGCGCAAATGGGTTCTTATATAGACGAGATGTGGAAACAATACAATAAACAGGGCTACAAACTCCCAACGGGCAGAATAATTAAGAAGGACGATTCCATGACCAAGTACAAGCTATTTAACTACGTGGTACAGAACATGGAGACTCGGGAAAATATTTATAAGATAGATGAGGTTCAGTCATATCTAAAAAAGACAAAGGCCAAAACCAAGTTGATTCTGATCACCTACGACTCGTTTCTATTTGATTTTAGTAAGAAAGATGGAAAAAAGACCTTACAGGAGATCAAAACCATATTGGAAACAGGCCAAATGAAAGTAAAACACAAACATGGGACCAGCTATGCATTCTAAACTAATTACAAATATTTATTAAACAAGGTTATGACAGAAACAAACACAATAGAACTAACACGAGAATCGCTTATGAACAAGCTGTTTTGCACATTCGCTAAAAAAGAGTTATTAGACGAAAGGTTGCAGGAGATAAATAAAGAATACAAGATACTTTACAATAAGATATTCGTATTGGCCTCACCAGAGTCTGACGAGTACATGTGCACATACAACATTGAAATAGAAGGCCCTAACACCAAGATCCTACCGAATACTATTTTATTGCACAGAAAAAAAGAATCCAACACACTATACACCATTAATGCCCTTAACACTCTAATCAAAAGTTTGAATAACGGAGTATTGGACAATAAGTTTATGGTGAACTGGCCTGAATATAGGAACTCTATCCTATTGACCCAAGGCGAGGATCTAAGAAAGCTGAACACCTCTATCCACAAGATAGTTGCTGTATAATTCACTGAAAAATAAATTTTTTTCTTTCGAATTTTTTTAGTATATTAGCTATATAATAAATTATTAAACAACAGTTATGGACATTTCTCAATTAAAGTCTAGGCTCGCCTCCCTACAAAATCCAAGAGGCGGACAGAAAAAGGATTTCAGTTTAACAGTCTGGAAACCCACTGTAGGTAAACACTTAGTTCGTATTGTACCATCCGCGTACGACAAATCGAACCCATTCAAGGAATTATTTTTCCACTACGGCATCAACAACAAGACGATGATTTCTCCGACTTCTTTCGGCGAAAAAGATCCAATCGTTGAATTCGCTCAAGGTTTAAGAAAGAGCGACGATTGGCAGTCAGCTAAGAAGTTCGAACCAAAATTACGTGTATTTGTTCCAGTCATCGTAAGAGGCGAAGAAGAAAAAGGCGTAAGATTATGGGAATTCGGCAAGCAAGTCTACATGGATTTGTTAGCAATCTTAGAGGACGAAGACGTAGGAGATTTTACAGATCCTATTCAAGGTCACGACATTACAGTCGACACAGCTGGTAAAGAAACCACTGGATTAATGTACAACACAAGTACAGTAAGAGTTAGAACAAAAGTTACTCCGTTATCAGAAGATGCTGACAAAGTAAAGTTATGGTTAACAACTCAACCAGAACCTAACACTCTATTTAAGCGTTGGTCTTACGATGAGATGAAATCTGCTTTAGGCGCTCATTTGAACCCTGAAGAAGAGATCAAACAAAACGCAGACGTAGTAGTTGAAAAAACTGCACAAGTAGGAGATCTACCTTGGGAATCAAAAGAAGAAGCAGTTAAACCAGCTTTCACTTTGAACACAAGTAAGACAGAGATCGATAGCAAAATCGATGACCTTTTTAACTTCTAAATTCATATAAGCCCTCACCTAAAAATGAGGGCTTTTTAAACCGCACAAATGGCAAAGGCTAAAGAAGGGTTAAATAGCTCCATATCAAAAGCTATCAAGACAGAATTTAATTTAGACAATTTTAAGAAGTCAAAAAATCTTTCATCTACATCGATTAAATTTAAAGATCAAACGTGGATTCCATTATCGAAATCGTTTCAAGACGCATTACAAATCCCAGGCGTTCCAAAAGGTCACATTACTTTATTAAGAGGTCACTCTGATACTGGTAAAACGACTGCTTTATTGGAAGCCGCAGTAAATGCTCAAAAGATGGGTATATTACCAGTGTTCATTATCACAGAGATGAAATGGAGTTGGGAACACGCTAAAGAAATGGGATTGCAATTCGAAGAGGTTGCTGACGAAGACGGCGTAGTATCCGATTACAAAGGCTTTTTCTTGTTCGTTGATAGAGAAAAGATGAATTGTATCGAAGACGTATCAGCATTTATCTTGGATATTTTGGACGAACAGAAGGCCGGCAACTTACCTTACGATATCTGTTTCTTTTGGGATTCTGTGGGCTCCGTCCCATGCCGACTATCGATAGAGTCAAACAAGAACAATAACGAGTGGAATGCGGGTGCTATGTCACAACAGTTCGGACAGTTCGTTAATCAGAAGATTGCGTTATCAAGAAAAGAGAGTCAACCTTATACAAATTCATTCGTTGCTATCAATAAAGTTTGGGTCGCAA